CTACTGTTGAGCGCCGCCCGGCGACGTTCCCTCGCCGCCTGAAGGCGCCTGCGTTTCCTGTCCGCCTGAAGGTGCCTGCGGCGCTTCAACGTTCGGCACGTTCACGTCGACGTCGGTATTTCCACCACCGCCGCTGCCGTCGAAGAGATCGCCGCCAAACAGGAACAAGGCTCCGACAACTAGCAGAATCACGATTACCGCAACGGCCCACCCACCGCCGCTGCCCCCTGTGTTGACTACTGTTGGTCCTCTGTCAGCCATTGGAGTTCTCCTTTAGGTTCTTTCCTCCAGGGAAAACCACTACAGCAGAATTAAGTTCCAGATCGAGAAATAAGGGTAGACAACGCCGATGACAGTTCTCGTCATAAAGTTTGGAGAATGGATCCGGCGCAGGAGCGACCGACGGCCAAAACCGTCTTGATCAAGTAACCAGCAGAAATCTACTCTAATGATCTTTCGAGTATGACCTTTGACAGTAACTCATTTAACGACGTTAGAATTCAGTGCACAAGACTCGGCGCTTCCACTGGCCTCTGGTGGCGGCTCGTGGTCAAAACGGCGAATAAGGAAAGGAGTGGCGGCTTCAGAGCTTTCACGCAAGAGCGAGAGCGAGGCCCTATGAGTGATAGAGCGCGCTCGAAAAATAAGAAAGCTCATCGAGTGGACGGGAGGGCGGCACTCCCTCGCAGATCCGGCAAGCCGTTTTGGTGAACCTTGCTCGCGCCCAGCGACAATATGCAGGATCGCACCGGCCAATGTCTCAGGAATAAACCGTAACCAATGTGTCCAGAATGGACCGGGAAGGATTGGTAGCGGAGGTCCGTTCCCGTCTCTATCACCGACTCGATGACCCGGAGTTGATAGACCTTGGAACGTGGCAAATCGCCTTGGTCCGGGCGATAAACAAATTCATTGAAAAGCCAAGGCGTTTGTCAGCAGACAACGATGCACTCTGCTCGTCAACGCGAACGGCCGATTGACTCTTCCGAGCGTCGCTTGCAGCTTTGCCGCTTCAGAGAATCGCATCGCCGGGGATGAAAGATGAAGCGTACGCTCACCCGTGAAGAGCTTCACGATCTTGTCTGGTCTACACCAATCTTGAAAGTTGCTGAGGAGTTCGGCCTCTCCGATCGCGGGTTCGCGAAAATCTGAGCAAGACACTTGGTTCCAACACCTCCGCGGGGCTATTGGGCAAAAGTGGAGGCTGGTCAATCGGTCAAGAAGACCCCGCTTCGGAGCGTGGAGAACAAAGCTCTCCACACGGTCCACATTGGAGCAGCGAAGGCTCACCTGAGCGATAGCGTTCTAGCAGCCTTGGCGGCCGCAAAAGCGGAAAGACAACGGCAAGCCGAGGAGCGGAAGCAACAGCTCCCAACGGCAAACGCGAGCGCTCCAACTCTCGAACCCCTTGCAGCCAACCAACCCATCCAAGTCCTTCACAAGCCTGTCGCCTCGATCGTACAGCAATTGCGCAAAGCGAAGCCCGACGGTGACGGCGTGATTTCCGCCAAAGGCGTTTGTGTTCACGAGAGAACTCGGGAGCGCGCCATCGGTATCCTTCACCACCTCGCTATAGCTACCGAAGCCGACGGCGCAGAGTTGACAGCAAATGAACACGGTCTGCACCTCTCTACGTCGCAGGGAGCTGTGCGGGTCGTTTTGACGGAGGAAAGAAAGCGGCCAAAACACACCCCAACGGAAAGTGAGCTCGCGGAGTATCAGCGGCGGAAGGCCAAACGGGACAAGGATCAGGCTCGAGGGCGTTGGTCGTTCGAGAGATTAGAGCCGTGGCCGGAGTTCGATGTCGTTTACACGGGCAAATTGACCCTCGGGTATGACGGTTATGCAAACGGGCTGAGGAAATCGTGGTCGGATGGGAAGTCCCAGACCGTTGAAAGGTGTGTGGCCGATTTCGTGGCAGGGATGCGCACCATCATCGTCGCGAAGGCTGAACAAAAACGTGTGGCGGAGGAGAGAGAACGGGCTAAACAGGCAATGTGGCGGCGCCGCGAATTGGCTCGTTTGCGGGCTGAGCGCGAGGACAAGAGGTCAGTGTACCTGGAGGAAATCGCGGCGGCACGCCGCAAGGTTGCCGACCTTCAGACCACAATTGACGCCATTCCTCGGGCCGACAACCTTCCGGCAGACTACGCGCGGATGATCGGATGGGCTAAGGAGCGCTTGGCTGAGCTGGAAGCCCGAACGACGGTTGAAGCGATTCAGGCCACCTTGCAAGAAAAGAACCTCTTCCCGGAGCCTGACGAACTGCTCGATCCGGAGGGAGATCCTCCGCCGAGAAAGAGCTACTGGGACGATTGAACGCAGGGAGTCAGAGATTGACCACAAAACACAGGTGGAGTCCTGCGAAAATTAAGGGGGCAGCAAAGCTTGCTGTTGAACTCGGCGTCTCAATCGAACTCAAACCTGATGGGTCTATGCTCATTGCGCCCGCTTCCGCCGAGCCGGTAATGACTGCTGCCCCCGAAAGGTGGGAGGCGCGGGAACCAGGCAAACCGACTCTTTACGAGAAGGAGCCGGCGAAAGGTCCGCACGGCTATCCCATCGTCGACGATCCCAATCATCCTCTGCGCCAATGGTACGATCGGCTTGGGTTTGATCCTCACACGATGGGTCAGGAAGACATGGAGAGGCTTCAAGAAAAAGCCCACGCCGAATGGGAAAAATCAATTCCGGGCACGCCACTGGGAAAGCGAGAAAAATCTGCCCTTGCGCAGCTAGCGGGTTTTGGCCCGGGTATAATGGTTGAGTGGACGAAGATAAAGAACTGCGGTCCGGATACGGAGGACCGGCTCAAAGCCCGCGGCTTTATCGAGACGCGGCCAAGCAACAAATGGCCTGACCAAATTGCCTACTACGTCCTGACCATCGCCGGATATGAAGCTTGGAATAACCTCGGGAAGTCCCCTAAAGATCACATGAACACGGGAGCCTGATCATTGGGGCCTGCGGCCGTTCCTGAGAGGCAAGGAATCCGACGGTCGCCCGCTCAAAAATTCGCGGATCAGGTTAAGATTCGCACATGAGCCTCACGACCGCATTCATTTCCGAGCTGATCAGGGCCGCGAACGAAGCGGACAAGCTCGCTCCGTTCGAGGTTAAGCGGCTTCTCAACCGATCGGTAGCCACCATCCGCGACATGCGCGAGCAGACCGGCATTCCAGAGAGCAACCGAACTAGGGATGTGGTGATCGATCTTCAAGTCGCAGGCGCCCGGGACCTATCTCCGGCGGAGACCAGAGACGACCTGCTGGACGCGGCTGATATCATTAACATCGTTGAAGATTGTCGTTGCTGACAACGAATGAGCCGGTTCGCCCGGTTGATAACGACAAAAACAAAGAAGCCCCGCGCTAGCGGGGCTCCAACCATCGTGGAAAGGACGATACTCAGTCCTCGTTCGTATCGAAGCTCCCCGAGTTCAACGTGAACGAATCGCGGAAATCTTTCATCGCGTTGTCATAGGCGAGCTGGTTCTTCTCCACCAAAGATTCAAGGCGATCTAAGAGCTTGTGCCTTTGGTCGTTATGCGAAGCGGCCTTCTTCTCCACACGTGGTTGCATTGTCATCCCTGAATTTACGTGTATTCGTGAGTCTGAGATTCACAAATCACCCTTTAACAAACGATGAACGCGATGACCACCGAAACGTTTCCGAGTCCAGAGAGAAAATACCCTGAAATCGTCATCGGAATTGTGTCACCTGTTGGGACGGACCTCAACAGCACCATCGACGCACTCACACAAGAATTCGAGAAAAAGAACTACGAAGTTCATCACATCAAAATCTCTGCGAAATTTCCTGAGCTCGCCGATTCGATCGGCTATGAGGAGTTGGACCCGGACTCGAAATACAAGCGAACTGAAACATATATCGATTTCGGAAATTACCTCAGAGAGAACATCGGTGATAAATTCCTTTCGGCATACGCTATTTCGGAGATAGCGGAACAGCGCTTCAACAATTCTGAGGAAAAGCCCTTCCAAGGAAAGTGCTACATCATCGATCAACTAAAGACAGAATCTGAAGTAGAGTTATTACGCGAAGTCTACGGCAGCTGTTTTTTCCAGATCTCTATTTACTCCGCAAGGGACGTCCGGGTTGACAATTTAGCCATGTCTATGGCCCGCGATGAAAAAAAGCGTGACCGAAATGCATACCGTGACAAAGCCGAGAAGCTTGTGGTCAGGGACGAAGACGAGTCAGATAATCCGTACGGTCAGAAGGTCGGGAAAATATTTCAATATGCCGACGTTGTGATCAATGCAGACCGAGCGGAAGATCAGAACGACGTGGCTCATCAGGTCTCTCGCTTCGTCGAGCTGCTTTTTGGGCACAACGCGTACTCACCGAACCGGCTGGAATACGGAATGTTCTTGGCGCATTCGGCTGCCCTGCGGAGCCTAGACCTTTCCCGCCAAGTAGGGGCTGCAATCATTCGTCCCACCGGAGAGATAGCCGCCCTAGGATCAAACGAAGTGCCGAAAGCGCGTGGTGGCACCTACTGGTGTGATGATCCATATGACGCCCGAGAGTACAAAATCAGGCAAGACAGCAATGACGCACGTAAAATTGAGCTGCTTAACGAAGTTGTAGAAATAGCACTTGGACCGGGTAGAAAGCTTACGAAGGCGCAAGAAAAGAAGCTCAATAAATCTCAATTCATGGATGCACTTGAGTATGGTAGGATCGTGCATGCAGAAATGTCTGCATTGAGCGATGCTGCTCGATTAGGGGTTAGCGTACAGGATGGCACCATTTACTGCACAACATTCCCCTGCCACATGTGCTCAAAGCACATAGTAGCTAGCGGCATAGCCAAGGTCATTTTTCTTGAGCCCTATCCCAAAAGCCTCACATCAGATCTTCATTCCGACTCTGTAAAGATCGAAGGAACCTCTCGTGGATCCTACGCAAGATTTCCCGCCGTCGAGTTTTTACCCTTTTTTGGCATCACTCCTCGTCGATATCGTGAATTCTTCTCTCGCGGTAAGCGCAAGCAAGGCATGCATTTCCAGACATACAAGAATGGGGAACCATGGCCTATGGTTACCATGAGCGCACCATGGTACGCGAAGCGAGAGATTGAATTAATAACAGCACTCCGGCGAGCCTTGCGCGATTTTCCGGGTGATACAAGTTCGCTTCAAACACAGGCGGCTGGTGAAATAACAGTAGATGCTCGCTGAATTAGCTATTTCGCTCAGACGAGAGGTCACGCACCGTCGCATCGTCCGCCCGCTCTCTGATCCCCTTGAACGAAGCATGTCGCAGCTTGCCGTCGTCAGTCCAGGCCCGATACTCAACCTCCGCTACGAGCACCGGCTCGACGAAGACGGCACCTTTCCGCCTAAGGCTGACTGCCGGCGTTTTCGTCGCCATTCCCCCGAGCAGACTTCGCAGTTCACGCGATAGCTCGTGTGACCAGCCCGTGCCGCAGCCGCCCACATAGACGAGATCCTCTCCCTGGCGCGCGGCGAGCAGCAGCCGCCCGAGGTGACCGGGCACGGTCGACGGCTCGAAGCCTACGACCACGAAGCTGTCCCGGCGTTTACAGGTGATCTTCTGCCACCAGTCGCCGCGTCCTGATCGGTAGGGCTTCTCTATGATGCCTTCAAGGCGAGGCATTCTTAGCAGCAAAGTATCGAATTGGCATACTCGCGAGAACCTGACCATCGAAGCCGATGATCTGCATGAGAGATTGCTTGGTCTCAAGATCATCGACCGGGGACGCAGTCTCAACTGTCCCGTCCATCGTGATTTCTTTGCCGACCCAGCCCCGTACGAAAACCGGCTCCTCTGAATCGAACACGGCTCTGTGCACCGATGGATCATTTATCTTGATACCGAAGGCCGCCTCCCTGTCCTCATCCACCCGGTATGAACAGCCAAACTTGATTTCCCTGACTTTCCCGTCTTCGGCTAATGCCTCCGAGGTGAATTCCATGTAGAAATTCCGCAAATCCTCTGGTCTTTCTTGTAAATACTTTTCGATATCCTCGTTATTCTTCCCTTGCACCGCGTTCGCATCGGGAAAGGAGACGGCTGCAATGGAGACTTGGGACAAATGCCGTCCTCCTTCATATTGTGCCCGTATTACATATTCTGATTCCGCGACAGGTTTCTGCTGGCGATCGATAGAGACTCTAGGAAAAACCGCAGGGGCTTTCGTATTGTTACCCATACTCCTGGATCCGTACTCTATAGTCGTACTTTTCTTCTCCGTGTCATCAGCTTCGTACGAGTGCATCGTGAAAAGAGTTCCTCTCTGGCTGGCGTATCCGGAAAGTCCTACCTCCTTCCAATTAAAACTAGTTATATGTTTTGAGAGATTTCTGATGCAATGACATATGTATTTTGATCCATCTTGCGGCCAGGCCCATGATTTATACTCAAACTGGTAGGATCCGGTAGCGGTCGCCCCAGCGCTTCCAGATTTATTGTAGTCGCCCTCAAAGAACTTTTCAGGGCAGGAGAATGATTGACCATATGCTGCGTTCAAGCAGAGAGCGCACGTTGCCAAAATGGAAGCCGCTACAACCCGTTTCCACGGGAGCGAGCCGACAGAAATACGGTTAGTCCACACCATCTCAACCTCCTAATTTACTGCTCACTCCTCAGGTGATCTTTCGCGTGAGGGATCTGACCGCACACCTGGGGCCCTGTCCACCGCGTTAATGATGCCCATGTAATCCTTCACAAGATTCACAAATTGACCGAAGTAAAACCCAAGGACGATGCCCCCCCAATTGGATAGCTCGGAAGGTATTGGGCCGCTACCCGTGACTGCGATTATCACAACGCTTAGAACGATGATTAAGGCAATTACGCCAGATATGATGCTTAGTATGTTTATCAACCGCCCGATGTGGGTGGCCGAGAGCTCAATTCTTCTTAAGATCATCCGTTCCTGTGGGCTCACATTCTGCGGCAAATTCGACGTATCGACCATTTCCCCCTCCCAACTGATCGCGCTATAGTAATTTAGCAACATCGAACTTTCAACTTGCGATCCACAAGCGTCCCTGGCTTCACGGTTTCGACCAAGTGCGCCCTGCATCTTCGCGCCAAACCACCGCCTGGACAGCACTTCTGAAACCGCGGGTGTGCCCCAGATAAGCAAGGGCCTTGACTCGCAACCTCGTCAGTCAAGAAAAAAGGCCCGTAGCGGGCCAAGTCTGGATCTAGTCCGTTGATCGCGGTTTTACCTTTGATTGGTGTTCAACGATGCGATCAACACGTAGCGTCATGTTGTCGACCGCATCCGCCGATCGCCGCCATCTGTTCGGTGGTCTCGAGTAGCCCTTGCTTGGATACGCAATGTTGGCAAGGTCATCCCGCACCACCCCGCTCTTGCCGTCGACAGACTTCCGTACGCCGAAAAATCGCCTCGTGCATGCCGACGAAAAAACCAGCCGCGTGCATCATCTCGGCCGGTCATCGCTGCCGCCTCTGAGCGGCATCACGGAGCACGAACTGCTTCAGAGCCTCATCGCCCGCCTCGATGGCAGCCAGGCTAAGGAAGCGCTGGGCGACGATTGGCAAGGCTGGTGGCCGGATGACGAGGATGGCGGTGGAGACGACAGTCCCCTTCCCCAGCCGCTACCGGAGCCGGCCTGAATTCGCCGCTCTCAAAAACGAGCATTGTTCCGGAACATTCCACCCAACACGGCGTTTGAGAGGCGTTCCTCATTTCAGAAGGTTGTTTTCTCCCTCTGAATTTCGACTGGCGGACAATCGCACATGTCGGACAACTGCAGCGCTCCTAATTGCATCTGCCGGAGCGCTGCTTTTCTTGCTGCTAAGTGCGGTCGATTAGCCGTTGAATCCCAACTGAATTCGGTTCGATACAACACAACCCAAGCAGTGCCCCGCCCAGTGGGCGCGGGGCACTGCTCTAAATTGCTGCTAAAATGAGAGGTCTCTACCTGTTGCGCTAGCAGACTTATGTTTCCAAATCTCAGTTCGGGTTGTCCAGTAACCCTTTCGGGCTATGTGGCAGCTAAAGAAACAATCACCGAAAAATGGGGAACAATCCTCGAGCCCCGCCGTTTTCAGCCCTCGCTTCCGCGATAACATTGGTCGGCATACATCCCTCGGCAGTTCGCCAGGCCGAGACGGGCAGCGCCCCTCTCCCTTCCGGGGCGCTGCCCCTTAGCTTCCCAAATCCGCCTTCTTCAAGTTTGGGTGTGTCTCTCGCCCCAGTGCCTTGGCAATCTTCCGCCAGTCACTTCCGCCCATACCGGGTATTCGCAGCAATTCTGCGCTCGGCATATGCTGCAGATCTCCGACCACCTCATACCCGGTCAGGTTTAGCTCGCGGAGAAGCCAAGGCCGGAGTTTCAAGTCTGCAAGTTTCGTGTCCATGCGGGGCATCAGATCAGGGCAACTCGCATCGCGCAACTGACTTGTTGAGAGCGAGAGTCACCGCGAAGCGGGATCAGGAACGATCTAGCACCCCCGATAGCCACTTCACTTGACCGATTGCGTCCTGCAATGCGTGCTCCCTCGTGGCATAAATCCCGTAGCCGTAATGGGATTCAGCGCCCCAATCTTCTGTGAAGCCGTACTCAGGATTCGGAGGCAAATAGACCTCGTGACGCCAAGTGTAGAGGCCGTCATGCCGGGCTGCGATGACGATTCTGCTGAGCCCGTCGGTCGATGTGATAATTTCCGTGCTGGCGTTGCGAGGGGGAGGCATCTTGCTGCTTTCCAAGTTCAATGCAGCCGTTTTCACACGACGGATCGTACCAGGCAAGGGTTACCCTCATGCAGCAAGTGGCGAGCCACTCTTGTTTGTCACCGCCGCAGATGGGCGCCGTCGCGCTGGCTGGCCTCGATCCTCTGCAGGATCTCGCGCATGACGCGGGTATCGGCTGATAGGGCGTTGAGCGTGGTCTCCACCGCCCGCATCGAGGTAGCCGCCTCGGCCGCTTGCTTCTCGACCGCCGAAATCCGGAGCTCGTGATTGTCGATCTGCCGGAGGGAGACTTCCGCGGCTGTTACTCGTTTATCGAGCCTATCGATCGATGACGCGTGCGAATCCTGATTGGCGCCGACCCTCTCCCATGTCATCCCCCATGCGACCAGGCTGCTGCCGAAGCCGACGAGAAGGGCCAGGGTATTGAGGTTGTATTCGAACCTCCATTTCGGGGTTGCTACCATCTTCTCGGGTTCCTGTGTTTCAGCCAAGCCCCTGCCCTCGTAATGCAATGCCACGGTGGAAGAGCCGGCACTCGAGAGTGAGAGCCGGCCTGTGGTGTCGTTACTGCGTGTTGCGGGGTGCGATGTAGGTCAGCAGCGCAGGCAGCCCGATCGTGAGCGCGTAGAGCGCCAGATAGCCGTACCAGGGCGTATCATCCGGCATGAAGGGCAGACCGGCCGTTCCGGTCAGGGCGCCACCAGCGGCGGCGGCAATGGCTTTCGAGATATTCACGGTGGTCTCTCCTTATTCCGCGGCTTTGGCTTCGCGCAGCGCGAGCGAGACCGTCGCGTATGCCGTTGCCGCTACCACGAGGGCGTTTGCTGCCGTGACGCTGCCCGGATCGGCGCAGATGACCCGCACGCCATCGTAGGCGGCCTTCTCTTTGGCGAGAGTCTTCGCTTTGATGTTGCCGGAGGCGGAAGCCGCGATGAAGGCAGCATGAGCCGTTTCGAGCAGCGCGCAGGTCTTCGGAAGACTGTTCTTAATCGCGGTGTCTATCGAGCCGGTCGTCGTGCAGGAGGCGAGCGAAAGCGCCGCCACCGATGCAAAGATCAGTGAACGCATGTTTGGTTCCTTTGATGTTGGGGTTAGAGGCGGGCGGCCTGAACGTGCATCCAGTCCATGTCCCTCGCGCGCCCGAGCGAGAGCCATCCTTCGCTTTCCCAAGCCACCCAGAACGGAACGGCGTCAGGATGAGAGAGGCGAGCGTTCGGCTTTTTCGTGTAAAGGCCGTTCCGCTCAGGGTCGAAGTCGATTGCGATGCCCCAGCTATTCATCGAATAGGATGAGCCGCCTCGCATTTTGCGGACGTTCAAAGAGCCGCCGAAGAGATCGAGCCCCAGCGCCTTACGGTCTGTCGCCGAATAGATAGCCGAAACGCGCTGCAACACCTTCAGCGCAGACGGGGCGACCTTCTGGTGAAGCGTCATCTTGCGGATACGAGTTTCCTTGTCCCAGGCGAGGAACATGTCAAAGGGGATCTCTATTGCGGTCTGGTTTTGCCCGACCGGGCCATAGAACGACATGCATTGCGACTGGCGCGGCCAAACCGTCTTAGACGACTGGAACGCTTCCTTGGCTGGTTCCTGGTCCCTCTCGGGAAGAGGAGTAGGCACATCGCTAGCAGGAAGGCGCAGGGCGGCGATTGTCGCCTCGTCGGCTACTCCGGTCACCTTGAGGCCCTTCGCCTTCTGGAAGCCTTTGAGAGCCGCTACCGTGACTGGCCCAATCTCTCCGTCGATAGCGCCAACCGGCCACAGATGAGCCGTCAGCCGGCTTTGCAGCCACTGTTCGAACGACATATCGGTGTCCTTGAGGTTTAGAGGTCGACCGCAGCCGCCCACATGGCGTCGATCTGGTCGTCGGAGAGGCCGAGCGCGGCGCCTACCATGGCGATAAGCGGGTGCATGCGCTCGAAGGTGGTCGCGTATTCCCACTCGATCTGGGCGGTTTCCTTCTCGACGCCCTCGGGCATCGCCTCTATGGACGCGGTGACCTGGGCCAGTGCAAAGCCGTTGCTGACGAGACCTAGCCGAATCTGGCGCGCCGAGAGCGCTGGCATGTGGATGGAGGGCTGGGACGGGATTGCTTCAGCCGCCCATTCACCGCCGGCCCACTTGAAGATATGGCCGGGGATGAATTCAGGCGGGGCGATTTCCGTCGCATAGGCCGGGATGAGATACACTCCCGGCTCCAAAGGGCTCTCGTCGGCCTCTGAGGACCCGGTGTATTCGAGCGTGCTCGGATGATAGTTGTAGACCGTCAAAGGCATGGGGGTTCCTCAGAATTTGATGCAGGCCAGAAGGGCCACGTTGCGAGGACGGGTTTCAGTGCCGCCGGTCGATCCCGAGTTGAATTGAGCGATGTCAACCGTATGGTTGTGGCTGTCGGAACTGGTCGTGCCGGAATAGGTGTGGGCGTGGTCACCGGAAGAGCCAGTGTTGAACGTTCCCGTAGAGCCGCCGCTCTCCGCGTTGTTGATGGTGCCGCCCGAGAAGCCGCGATCCTGATATGGGACAGAGTGCACATGCGCGCCGGTCGTGTTGGTTGAACCGGAATAGGTATGCGAGTGAGTGTCCGAGGACGTCGCCGTGCTCGGCGGGTTGACGGTGTGCAGGTGGCTTTCAATATCTTCGGCCTGTTTAGAGCCGAACACGCGGCCGCTATCTACGGTGCCGCCGTCCGCCCAACCGCGGATAAATTCGCCGCGAAGGTCGGGGACGTTAAACGTGGTGGAACCATCACCGGCGCCGTAGGTCGTCCCTATCGCGCCGAACAAATCGGAATAGGTGGTGCGGGATACGGCGGCGCCGTTGCACCGGAGGAAACCGGCGGGCGTGGCGTTGCGCGCCGTGTGAATGATTGCCCCCGGAGGAAGCGCCATCGAGGCGAGGCTGTCCACTTCCGCCTTGCTATAGACATCGAGGGTGGTGCGTGCCGCGCTGTTTGAAGCGTCGTCTAGCAGCGTCCGGGCAAAGGACGTGAGCGTCGTAACCGCGTATGTGTCGGCGGCCGTCGTATAGATCATTCGGTCCGCGGCGGTGGTCAGGCCCGCTATCGAATTAAGCCCGGCATCGTATGCCTGGACGTTGGTGCCGATGGTGAGCCCGAGCGTCGTTCGTGCGGCGGTGGCGTCGGCGTCGTCAATGAGCGACCGGCCAAACGCCGTCAAGGTTGCCACTGCATAGGTGTCGGCCGCGGTGGTGTAGATCATCCGGTCGGCGGCCGTCGTAAGCCCGGCGATCGAGGCGAGTCCCGCGTCATAAGCTTGAACGTTCGTCCCGATAGTCAGACCGAGAGTGGTTCTGGCGGCGGTCGCGTCTGCGTCATCGATCAACGAGCGACCGAATGCCGTAAGTGTGGTAACCGCGTACGTGTCCGAGGCCGTCGTGTAAGGGAGCTTGTCGGCAGACGTAGTCAAAGCGGCGATCGATGTCAGAGCGGCGCTTGCAGCCTGCGCCCCAATCGCCGTGCGCGCACCGCTCGCCGTCGTCGCCCCCGTACCGCCGGCGGTGATCGGCCGCGCGGCGTTTGCATCGGCCGTCAGATCATCCACGAACGCATTGTAGGGCACGCTCTGAATGGTCGTGTTGGACACACCTTTCGTGCCGGCAGGAGGGGAATAGACGCCACCAGTTCTGGGCATTGGCATTCTCCATAGAAAAAGGCCCCGCGAGGGAGCCTTTGCTAGATTTTCTCGTATCGACGTCTATTGACACTAGTCGCCAATAAGTTGTTGAGTGCGCCTCAGGGGAACTGAGGGAGCACATCTTGAATTTTTACTTGGCGGGGCGGCTATCTATTGCCGCAGCGATGACGTTTGTCTTGGCAAGTTGCACCACGACACAGGCGGATTTTCGCAAGAATCCTGGGGGTGTGAGCAAGTCAGCGCTCTGTCGAACTTTCATAACAAATACAGATCTCACCTTCACGCAGGAGCTTACCAGCGAGCTCGCGCGTCGCCGCATCGACCCAATCGAATGCGTCAACATGGTACAGCGGGAGAACCAGGCTGCGGCGGCTATCGTGGCCGTTGCATTGGTGGGAACCGCAGTAGCCGTCTGCGCGAAGCATAACTGCGGCGGTGGTTCGTCCTATCCATCGTACACACCGTACCGTGGAAACTGCCAGTACGATTGGCAGTATGACGCCGCAGGTAACAGGTGCGGAAGGCGAAGCGCGTCCTCTCGCCCGGGCGGATACTGAACCTCTGCGAGGAGCCATCTTCATTTTCGCAGACACTCGTGTATGTTGTGGCCATGAGCGCGCGCCCTACCATCGAACACGACCCACACGAACCGAAGATAGATCGACGGCCGGAAAGCTTTCGCTGGCTGTTCGTGATCCTGATTGTAGGTTGGGTGGCGCTCCTTTCGACGACGCCCATGGATTGGCGATCCATTACAGCGGGGTTCGCCACCGGCGCCGTTTTCATGCTTTGGGCTTCCGTCCGCTTCAAGCACCTATGGTGAGATCCGAGCAATCCCGGCGTTCGACCCCTGCAGCATGCTTTCCAGAATCATCGCGCGGAGCTGATCGCGACTGACCTGCTGCCCACGCACTCGGTTAAGTGTCGCCAGTGCCTGATTCGGATCTGTTTCGACCAGTGAGCGCCCCACTCTTTCGACAACTCGAGGCGGCAGGCCTTTGCCGGCGTTGAAAGCCTGGCGAGCACCGGTTAGTGCAGCCTGTTTCCAATTTCCCGCCAGAAGGTTTGTCAGGACAGCCGGGTCGAAGTTCGCCATGTCGTCGATATCACCGAGATTGTCAGCAGTTCGGCTGTTGCCAAGGGCGGCATTCGACGTTTCGAACATCCGGTTCTCACGACCGATGCGATTGCCGAGCTGCTCAGCGCGACCTGGAGCGGCGAACGCCTGAAACTCCTGTTCATACTTCCGTGTGGTCAATCCGCGGGCCCGATTGGTAGCCGGCCCCATAGGGAGGCTTTCAATGTCAGCGATGATCGGATCAACATATCCGGACCTGAAGGCCTGCTGCTGATCGGGCGTCATCGCATTGAACTGCTGAATGCTGTCCTCTGCTCTAACTCGGCCGGACTTTGCAGCTTGTCCTTCAGCAACGCTATCGATCACGCGGCTGCGCGATGCGAACGTGTCGTTCGCATTCCGAAAAGCCGGCGAAGCGTCCTCAAGCGCTCTGTCGATCTCCCTCTTCACCTGCGTCAGGTAGTGGGCGCGGTTTCCCGCCCCTTGGGCCTCAGCCCTAGCAATCATGTCGTCGAGATCCAATTTCGCCCGGAACAGCGTGTTAAAGTCCGTCACCTGCGAATTGCCGTCCGACATCATTCTCCGGACCCGTGCAAGAGAACCCTCGATCGTGTCATAGCCGATATTGTCTCTAGGGCTGACGACCTGGTTCGCGCCTGGAGACAGCGTTTCGTCAATCCGCTCGAGAACCGGAGTGACGTTTACCGCGCCGGCCTCACGGCGCGCCGCTGTATACAGAGCATCAGCCTCGACGTCCCGTGCCTGTGTCAATCCGCGCGTCACGCGGTCTGATGTCTGGGGTGCGTCGAAGCCCTCGGCAAGGGCATTTGCCAAGCGCTGCGGCTGTCCCATCTGCCGGCGAACCAGAAACTCCGTCACTTCCTGGCGAGCATCATTCGGCGTCCGGGTGACCGGCACGAGCGCCCGCTGTCCGGCGTTCCCCATCGCATCGGCCAGCGTGTACATCGACTGCCCATCATCGACCGCCGATCGCATGATGTCTGCGATCTGCTCGGGCGTTTTGCCAGACCGTTGCAAGTAAGTTCGGAGGGCTTTGTCGGTATATGCAGCGGGGCGAAAAGGCGCGATAAGGGGTGCCGTTGCGCCTTTCACCGCGCCACCTATCGCGGTCGTTGCCGCGGGCAGGGCGGCGCCAGTGCCTGCACCTAGGAATATACCCGTGCCTAGGCCAGAAAGCCGACCTTGAATATCTTCCCCACTGCCGAAGCCCTGCGCGCCTCCGAGGACAGACCCCTCCATAACGGACGCCTTGGTGACGCCCGCGAGACCCTTACCGGCCTTAATTGCGTTTGTCGTCGCCGACAAGCCGTTCCGCGCCAGGCCAACCCCGCCGCCGACCGCACCGAGGATTTGACCTGTGAGACGCTCAGCCATTCTCTTCTTGGCATCGAGCTCGTCCGTCGTGCGCTGTGCTTTCAGGTTTCTGTCGTATCGCTCGGCAAGCGAGCCGCCGTCCTGACCCGTTCCGAAGAGAGGATTGAAGAGCGCATCCCCGCCGGCGGCAATTTCATCAGCCAGGCCGAACGACATTGTGTCCGCAGCGCCTCGCATGAACGTATCAGCACGCCCAAGCCAGTTATCGCGAGCATCCGCCTGTTGCGGCTCCGGCGGCTGCTGTGTTTGCGGCAGAGTGGACGGTGTCTCGGGTGACGCCGCCCGCATCCGCGAGATTTCAGCCGCGAGCGCCCGCGCGGCCTCGACGTCACCGGCCCTGTCGGCATTGATGAGAGCATTCGATAGTTGCTCGACAGTGGCCATTACTGAGCTCCGTATTTCTTCAGAAGTTCATCTATGTTCTGACCCGTGGCCGGCGCCCGATCGGGTTTATAGTAGGTGCCACCGCGCAAGTCGGCTGCTCGGTCGTTGTTGAATTGCAGCCGCTTTTCGGCCAATGCTCGAGCTCGGGAAAACACCTGCTTGCGGACCTCTCGAGGCATGGTTGATGATCCTTGCAATTCGAGGAGGATGTTCCGTTCGCCTTCTGTGGGGTTCCCGCCGAAGATGGTCTTGAGCTGCGTGATGGCCTGCCCAATGATGGCGTTGTCCATGTCGGTCGTGGCTTGGGAGCTTTGCGGGCTCGAAACGATGTCCGGCACCATCCAGTCAGGCAGATTGTTGCCGATCGACGCCCGAGCGCCAGCAAACCAGCCGCTATTCGCTTTGTCGGAAAGCCCTTCTGCTTGCGACAGGGCATCGAGGGCGCTTTGGTTTGCCGCCACCATCTCATCCGCTTCCAGGATAGCCTTCTTGTCAGTCGCCGTAAGAGACTGGGAGTCTTCACGCGGGAACTTCCCGGTTAGCACGAACGACTCATAGCGGGGGTCGTCCGGAGAAAGCCCTAGCTCTGCTGCTGCGGCCTTACGAGCATCAATCTCGTTGCCAACATTGATTGTCTGGCCGGCGCCGCCGACAGCATCCACCTTGCCACCGCGAGAGACCTGATAGAGACGCTGATCTGTTTCGGGAATGCCGTATTGCTCGCGCTCTTCCGGCGTGAGCGTCCGATATTCCGGCTGGCCCATCTGATCCAGCTCGGCCTGGGTCTTCTTCAGCCCAAGCTGGTACGACGGATCATTGCGCTTCGCTTCCTGCTCGTATTGTTGGCGCTGCTGCCAAATCTGCTGCTCGCGGGCTGCCTGCTCTTCCTGCTCCTGCTGCTGGTACAGCGTCTGCAGAACGGCCTTCTGTTCCGGCGACAGCCACGGATTGCTCAGGGCCTGAAGGAGGGCCATCTTATCCGGCCCACTCTGTGCCGGTGCCTGCTGCGGTGGCTGCTGCTGCCCCATTGCCTGGGCCTGCGCGATCTGATCGGGAGATGCAGGAGCGCCGCCTATCAGCGCGGGCATGATGCCGCCCTGGGCGTTGGCGAGTTGCTGAGAGCCTTGGAACTGCTGCGGGATGCCTTGGGTCGCGCTCTGCGGCGCGTTCATGCCGGGGAACTGGGCCCGATATTCCGGCGTCTGCTGGAAGGCCGCGACCTCATCGGAGAGCGACGGCGACGGCTGTTGGCCTGCCGGCTCCATCCGAAGCCCCTTGTCATCATAGACGGCTGTCGGCGTGTCTATGCGCGCGCCTGGGCCGCTGTAAGGGACGGAAGAAGGCGCGGGACCGCGCAGAGCGGCAAGGCGCGCCCTGTCCTCTGGCGAGTATTGGGATTCGTCGGCGATAACAGCGCCACCTCCGGCCGCCATAGCGTTGACCGCGCCTGCGGCGGTCTGCGGAGGCATGCCGGCTGCAGGGTCAAGGCTGGCTACCTCTGCCGGCTGCTGCGCCTGGGGGCCGAGCGCGCTCATGAACTTGCGCCCATAGGTGCCGACGTCTGTCCCGAGGGAGTCCTTGCGGTTCGTCTTGCCGACGCCGCCGGGGCCCGCAAACCACGCCTGCGCCGCGCCTTCCGGCCCGAACTTCTGCACGTAGCTGTTGAACTTCCCGTCGAAAATGGCGTCTTGAAGCTGAGGGTTCGCCATGAACTCGTCGGGGGTCACCTCGCGACCGAGCACTTCGCGCGACCATGGCCCGACATTGGCCTCCATGATCTGGTATCGGCCGAGTGCAGGGCCCATCTTCGGATGCGTCGGGCCGACAGCCTTGTAATCGCCGCTCCCGGCGCTCTCGATCGAGGCAATGGCGTCACGATAGGAGCCGGAACCGCCAGATGCACCGCCGCTCGCCGGATTGATGCCCATGCTCGATGGCGCGGTTCCCATGATCTGGCTGGCAAGCTGGCCCTGCATCGCGCTCTTGAAAACCGTATCCGCAGAGGCGCGGCCCTCGTCTTCCGCCTTATTGGCGCGCCGGTTCATGACACCCGCAACAATGCCTGAGCCTAGCGCGTTCAGGCCCTCGCCGATATTCTTCGGCGCGGGCGAGGCGCCCATGATCGCCATTGCCAGCTCACGCTTGCGCTTGATGGATTCCGGCGTCTCTTTGGTGTTGCCGCCGAACAAGAAGGAAAGGGCCATCAGTAAAGACCTCCATTGCGGCCGCCAGTGAAGAAATTAGCCAAGCCGGTCATCAGAGACGGCTTTGCGGCGCCCGGAGCGGTCGGAAATGCAGCATTCTGCTTTGCGAAATTGGCAGCTAGGCCGGCGCCGAGCATGCCCATGCCCCCACCGATCGTTTGGGGAAGAGCTTGGCCCATGATCTGCGCCTGTAGCCGCTTCGCCAATTCCTCGCGCGTGGGTGCTGCGCCATAGCCGGTATAGCCCATCATTTGCGCTTTCCTGCATCGAAGAGGGCGCCGTAGTTGACCTGTCGAAGACCGTCAGGGCGGCGCGATACAGCATCGGGGCGGATCTTCTCCACCTCCTGCGCCATCACACCGATACGCTTGGGAGCGTTCTTGCCCTCGCCCTTGTAGCGATACTCGTAGAGGCCGCCGACCTTCTTGATGTCCTTCTTGGCGTTCTTGTCGGAGAGGCTGGCAAGCTGCCCGCCGAAGCCGAGAGCACCTCCAAGAAGGCCTTGCATCATGCCCTGCTGCTGATTGTATGCGCCCATCTTGTTCGCATAGTCCTGCTGCACGAGGCCGGCATAATCGACGGTCGGCATTGGGTTGCTCTGCGTGGGCACGAAGCTGGGGCTGTTGACCTGCGCGCCCGACATGAGGCCGATGATTTCGTTGATCGGCTGGTTGCGCTGGGCGTAAAGCTCGTTCAGATACTGCGCCCGCTGCTGGTTCTGCATGTTGAACTTCGACTGCTGCGAGTTGAAGCTCTGATCCTGCAGGGCGTTGTTGCCGGCCGTCGCCGTGTTCTGGTTCTGGTACTGCTGCTGCAGAGCGTCGTTGCCAAACTGAGCACCGGCCAGCCCTTGGCCAAACTTCTGCTGCTGCGCGGCGTTGTTCGCCTGCTGCTGCGCCTGGTTCTGCCCAAACTGCTGTTGCTGGGCGGCATTGCCCATCTGCATGTTGTTGGCGTTCTGGGCGTATTGCTGCGCCTGCGCGGAGTTGGCGAACTGCCCGGATCCGAGAAGCTGGTTATAGGCCTGCTGCTGGGCTGAGTTCTGGAAAGTCGCCGACTGATTGGCGAGCCCGGCAAGGCGGGATTGCTCCTGCCCTGCGCTCAGGATGGCGCCGAGACGCGCGTCGGTGGAAGACCGGTTCGCTTCGTCGATGGCCCGGTTATAGGCCTCCGAGCCCGGCTGCAGGCCTTGATTGGTCAACCGCGTTTCCAGAGCCGCCCGATCCCGCTCCATCTGCGGGTTGAGGCGCTGCATCAGCGCATCTTCTACCCTCTGCCGGTCGGCGCTGAAGTCCGTCTCATAGCTACGGGTAATGTCGCCGGCATTGCCGAGCTGGTTCTGTATCTGGCCGCTGTCGGCAACCTGCTTCTGGATATTGCCGGCGCCAGCGATTGAGGATTGAACGTTGCCGTAATTGCCGAGGCTCGTCTGTAGCTGCGGCCCGCTGCCGAACTGCTGGTATTGCGGCAGTCCGATGGCCCCTGCGTTGCCGCCGGCCGGGGCGCCGGAGATGTCGATCGGCTTGCCGAGCAGATTATTGAGCTTGCCCGACTGATTGTTGGCGAGTGTCGCCATGTTCAGTTCGGCGGCGTCCGTCTGGTTCTTGATGGCCTGCTGCTGCTGGGAAAGCGTCTGCGTCGCGGTCGGGACCTGCAGATCGTATTCCTTGCCGCTAAGCGGGTCTTTCCACTTCTGCGTCGTATAGGTGTAAGTCAGATTGCCATCGGGCGTGACCTGGTTGACGTTGCCCATAACGTTGTTGGCAACGGATGTCCCGATGTTCGTCGCCGTCTGAGCGGAAGCGGTTTCCTGCGGGTCAGGAGCTTCCGGAGCGCTACCGTAAAGGCCCATGTGTCAATCCTTCATCCAGTCTTCGACGGTCTCTCGCGAGCCGGAATGGCAAGTGTGGAAAAAGTCTTCCGTGACGGTCTTGGCGTGGTCGTAGCCGCCAATGATGGCCGCGACGGCGGTGACGATCGAGCCGACCGCCTCGCGCATGACAAAGCCGAACTGCCGCTTCAGCGCGTCGTGCGAGGAGCGCCATTCATCCGAAAGCTGCCATTGCACAATGACGCTGTTGATCAGCGGTGCCAGCGCGGCAGCATGGCGGATGAAGAACGGATTCAGCGGCAGCCGCGTCAGCGTCCGGACCAGGAGCCAGCAGACGTTGCGCTGCCGGCATTCGTCCTCGTCAACGACGTCATCCGCCAGCCGGGCAATCTCGGCAATCTCATTTAGGAAATCGGCCGCCGCCTCATCGCCACGTGTCCAGCGCAGCAAGGCAGCGCGGACTTTCTCAGGATCGCTCGGCAGCATCAGGCGCTTGCCTCCCCGTTGGAAACCTGCACTGTGGCAAGGTCAACCTCGATATCGAGCTTGAAGCCTCCGCCCGAGGTGATCACGCAACCCACCGCCAGCATGTCCCCGGCGGCACGGACGTTCTGACGGAAGTCGAAGCGCTGGACGGTCGAGGCGCCATCCCAGACGGCTACATCCCAGAGGCCCACATCCCATTCCGAAGAACTGGCGTCCCCCTCGGTTACCGAATTGAACGTGGGCGTTGACCGGTCATAGTCGGCACGGGCGAACAGCCTGACCTTCGGCTTCGTCTTCGCCCGGAAATACATGTGCGCGAGGGTCGCGGTTGCCCTCTGCCCGAATTGGCCTGCGGGCGAGAACTGGGAGAGATAGGTTGCCGAGAAGGTCAGGCCGTCATCGGTGCCGCCGGCATCTCCTTGCCACATGTAGCCGTCGAGCGAGCCGAAGAAGAGCCCGCCTTGCAGGGTCTCGTAGCAAAGCGCCTGCCAGTTGCTGATCGTCGACCATTTGCCGGTGAGCACGTTCAGGACAAAGGTCGTGTCGGTGATGACGGTGTTTTCCGGGAAGGCCACGAAGACGAGGTTCTGCTCCGGCCACTGCTTCAGCGTCCAGCCGGTTCCGGTGGCGTTCGCGGCCTTGCGCCAGTCGTCCTCTATCGGGCGGGAGACGGAGACGAGCGAAAGCGCCTGCCGGTCGCGCTGGAAAACCTGCGACATCGGCGTGAGCCCGTCCGTGGTGGCAATGAGAATGTCGCCCCCTGCCCTGATCCAGGCGTTTTTGCCGAGCGGCCGGCCGATCTGATAGACGCCCTTCAGCGCGAAGTCGGAAGCGCTCGAGGGATCGGAGCCGGCATAGACCGCGATTTCGCCCTCGGTCGAGACGAAGACGCACATGTCGTTGAGGCCGTCGCCACTCTCCAGCGACCAGGAGAAGCCGGTCAGCAGCGAGCCGCCCTTCTTCATCACTCCGCCAAGCGGGAACACCACGGCCGCGCCACCGATCGCGTTGACAGGCAGGTAATAGGCGTCGAGCGTGCCGTTCTTCAGGAAGAATTCCCGGTTCTTGAAGAGCCAACCATAATTGAGCTGCGGCATCGTCGTGCCATCGGTGAAGGTGATGGCCGGTGTCGTCGTCCAGCTCGTGCCGTTATAAAGCTGCCGGTCGTTGGCACCGTTCAGGCAGACGAGCCAAGACGTGCCGGCATTGGTATGCTGGAAGGCGCACCAGTCGCCGCCGTTCAGGCCCGAAACATCGGCCGCCGTTGTGGTCGGGGGCGCGGCCGGCGAGGTCATATTGAAAATGCCCGTGGCCGTCGCCATGAACAGCTTTTCATTGCTGCCATACTTGTACTTGAACGCGCTCTTTACATCGCCGCCGCCCGCCGCCAGCGCCCTTTTCTGCGATCCGCCGCGGATCTTGCAGCCCATCAGGGTCGGAAAGAAGTTGCGCAGCACGGTTGCCGAGCCGGGTTCTTGCGATGCCATGTCCGCCGTGGTGACAAGGCCTCCCTTTGGTGCAGGGAAGGTCACTGGCTGCGATGACTGCTGACGGCCGATAGAGACCGCCCCGCGATTGGATTGCCCTATGCGGGCCGGTCTGGGCTGAATTCTCATCCTGCCCCCCTGTCGGCATTGATCTCCTGCGCGAGGTCAGCTTCGAACTCTGCGAGGTTGTCCTCGTAGGAAAGGCCCTTTTGCCTCTTCCAGCGCCAGATGATGCCCTTCACGAGAAGACGCTCGGGAAAGAGGGTGGTGTCGTCATCGGCCGAGAACGTCGCCTGCGGGCCGTCCGGATCGTGCATAACCCAGTTCTTCGAAACATAGTCAATCACCGCGCCAGCAGCGGCCGACGCGGGAGAAATCAGCACTTGGCCGCCCTTGACGAAGAAATAAGGTTGCGCCGAGGGAATGCCGACGATGACCGCCCATTGGCCGCTGTTGGTGACCGGCCGAATGAAGGCGCCGACCGACGTTCTGATCGAGCCGCCCGGCGTCAGCCGTTGAAAGTCGCTCGGAAGGTTCTCGGGGGACGCGGTGAGAGTGTGGAATTTCAGCGTCTTCTGCCAGTCGGCCCGGCGGGCAATCTCGTCGCCGGCTTCCTGCGCCATGGCAACCATCGTCTGGGCGTTCGGCTCGTCCGAGCCATAGACGTTGTCGAACTGGGAGAGGGAAACGATGTCGCACGCTTCATTGATCGCGGTCAGCAGGCTCATGGCGTAACCCCTCCAACGACCAACTGCGCATTGCCCCAGCGGGAGCGCTCGTCCTCGATCTTCAAGCCGCTCAACGCCATCATGAGAAGCTGCTGAGCGGCGGACGCGCCCTCGACATCCTTTGCCCAGATGGCGATTTCGTTGACCAGGGCATAGAGGTAGACGTCGGCCGCCTTTCCCAGCAGCCAGTTCGTCGGATTCGACGGCGTGAGGGCCGGAATGCGGGCGTAGTAGGTGACCGTCAGATCCTGGTCATTGATCGGCCGCGCCTTGAGCGTGCTCCCGACGATGGCATACCCGGTTGGAATGCCGCTGCGGCCCATATAGCTGTTCGTGAGTTGCTGGAGGGACACCGCGCGAATGGGAATGCCGGCGGCCGTCTTCACCTCTCGCGCCTCGAGGAAGTCAGCCGGAAGCGTCCCGTCGCCGTCGATCAGCGCGATTTCGTCCGTCACTTCCATGTCGGCGACGCGAAGCCCGCGGTTGAGCTTCAACTCCGCAAGACCGAGGAAGCGAGGGAAATTATGCGCGATGTCCTCACGCCCCGAATACTCGCCGGCATCCACCAGAAGGGACGCATAGTCCGAAATGGTCATAGATGGCCTTCCTTGGTCCGCCAGGCGCGGTTATCGGAACTGTTGAGGAACCGCTTCACAAAGCGGTCGTCGCCCTCTGTATGGGCCTGCACGAGGCCGGAGTCATAGGCGACGTTCAATGGGATCGATGCCACGCGGTGCCAGTCGCCAGCCCATGCGCGGCTCGCCTCATTGCGGACCGCCTGGTTCTGGTTGACGATGTTCGTGATCGGATAATCGACGCGGAAAACGTCCTTCTCCCCGTCGAAGTAGTGCCAGACGGAGCGGCCGGTCATCATGTCGTGGTCAAAGAGCGTCCACTCTCCGTCTCTGATGATCATTCGGCATCTCCGGGAAGCGGATCGGCGCGCTCGGCCTTACCGGCGTCGATGAGCTTCTTAGCTTCCGAAACCGGAACTTCGATTACGGTCCCGGCCGGCGTGCGCTCGTCATCCTTGAACCACACGTCATAGAGCAGCTTGACGGGGGTCTTTTTGGCGTCTGCCATTGTCTCTGTCTCCTGAAATGGAAAGAGGCGAGCCGAAGCCCGCCCCTGTTGATGATGATCGAGCCCGATTAGCTCGCGGCGGTGAGGCCGAAGAGGTCGGCAGCGACGCCGAGGCCCTTCTCGTTCTTCACCTTGAGCGTGCCTTCGCCGATAATCACGCCCTTGTCGGCGTCGCCGGTCTTGGCGACCTTCTTGTCCTCCTGGATCTTGTCGAGCCAGAGGAATTCGACCATGTCGGTGTCAAGGAAGAAGGCATTGCGCGCCTGCTGCGCACCCACCGCCTGAACGCGGTTCGGGTGGATCATGACCGTGCCGAACGGGCCTTCGTAGTAGTCGGCCGTCGCAACGATGGTGTTGCGCTCACCGCCCTTGGAGACGGCATAGCGGAACGGGGCCACGTTGGCGTCCGACATGAAGGTGACGAACACGCTCTTGACGTAGGGCGATACCGAGACGTGCCGGAAGTTGGCGCCGCTCTGGTAGCCCGACTGCATCACGCTATCCAGGATGGTCTTCGTGAATGCGCGCTGCGTGCCATCGGTCGGGGCAACGGTCAGGCCGGTACCGGAGTCAAAACCGCCGTTGGCGCCACCGGCACCGCGGGAGACGTTGGTCTCGATCCAGGTATTCAGCGAGCCGAATTCGCGGGTCGATCCTGCCACAGAGGCGTTGGTGTCGACGATGGCGAACTCGACGTCCTTGCGGATCTCGACGCCCTTCTTCAGCTTCTGATACTTCCGCTTTTCAGCGTTGCCGGCGTTGCTCACCGTTTCCTGCGTGCGGGAGATGATCCACTCCTTGCGCATGATCTGGGTATAGTTGCCCATGCGCTCGGGCGGGGTGATGGCGCCGAACGTGTATTCGTCGCCTTCCGGCTTGATGTTCGCGGCCGGAGCGGCGAGTTCATCCGTTTCCCATTCGGGATGGACGGAGACGCACTTGCCCTTTTCGATGAGCGAGTAGATCGGTGTGTCTTCCGGCGTGATGCGGGACACTACGTCGGAGAGTTCTTCACGGTTGCCGACCGCATTCGTGGTCTGGAAGGTGTTGGCGAGAGCTGCCATGGTTCTGATCCTTTGAAGATGGGTTATTCAAAGTCGATCGACATCGCGTCTTTGATCGACCCGGTTTTTGACAACCTCTTCATCGCATCCTGATTCTTGCGCGCCTGCGGGTTCACCGGCCCGTTCGGCTTGGCCTTCGCCGTCGCCGGCGGGGCGTTCGCCACCTTCGTCATGGCCTTGCTCTTCGCCTGCTCTGCCTGGAGGCCGAGTTGGGCGTAGTGGATGACCTTGAAGTAACGGTGATCGGTGAAACCCTGCATCTCGTCCTGAGAAAACCCGAAGTCCTGGCCGGCCCTGAAGGCGTCGGTGAAGAACTTCTCTCGGGCTTCCTCCTTGGCGAGGTGCGGGAAGGCTTCGAGCAACCTGGCGTTCTCGGCCGCAAGAGTTTCCTCTGTCGCGGCCTGCTTGAGTTCGCCCGCCACCTGTTTTGGCTCGGCGCTCATGTCGATGAGGCGCTGAACCTGTTCAAGAGCCCCGTCGTAAACGGCCTTCTGGCGCGTGTATTCGTTCGGGTTCTGCATCGCCAAAGTGCGCGATGGCTCCGGTGGAAGCTGCTGGATCAGGAATTCTGCGATGGCGTTCGCCGTAGAGGCGACGCGGGTGGTCATGGCCTCAAGAGATCCGCGCTTGTTGCCGAGCTCCTGAGTTTTCCGGCGGTAGTCACTCTCCCGCAAATAACCCTGCTTCAGCTCCTCAAGAGGAACCTGCTCACCGCCTTTCAGGGTAATGATGGTGTCCTGGGCTTCGTTGGTCTCCGCGCCCTCTTCTTCGGGTTCGGTAGACTCGTCGCTTTCGGCTGCGGGATCGTCGGTCTCTTGGCCATCTTCAGAGGCCTCATCCGTCGCATTCGTCGATTGCTGCTCTTCCTCTTCCGGCTCGTTGGTCTCGGAGGACTCGGCGAAGTCGAGGTTCACAGCGTCATCGAAGCTGAGTGCGGGGCGACCGCTATCACTCTCCCCCACGAAAGGGGAGTTGGTGGCTGCGTCTGTCATGTCTGGCTTTGCCTTTTAGGTTTGGCCGCGGCCCTATGCCGGGGCGCCCTTCCCATCGGCAGAGGATTGTCCCTCGGCGAGGAACTTGATCTTGCCTTTGAGATTTCGGATGGCCCGCACTTCGGCCGCAAAGGCGGCGCGGGCGTCATGATCTGTGTTCTTGGCGTTCACGCAGCCGTTGACGGCCGCCATTTCGAGTTCATCCATCAGGAGATGGAAGAGCGGCATGTCGAGCAGCACTCGGGCGGCTGCGGTCTTGTCTTCCTGCCGCATCAGCCCGGATCTCCGCCGATGTTCACGCTCGATACCGGATCACGCGTCAGCATCTGCATGGCGTTGGTCTGCCGCTTGAGCTGGATTTCCTGCTCGATCTGGTAGCGCTTCAGCGCCATTTCCTGCTGTATGCGCTGCGTTTCAAGCTGCGCCTCCTGCTGCATCTTCTCGCGCTGGAGCTGGGCGTCGAGCTGGGCCTTCTGCTGGTCGGCCTGCGCCTTGATCTTGACCTTCTCCATTTCCGGATCGGGCTTGTTCGCCTGCGCCTTCTGCAGTTGGTCGATCTGCTCGGGCGTCGGCTTGGTGAAGTAGAGGTCCGGAGTGCGAAGGCCGGCGGCCTCGACACCGCGCGATACCGAATTCCAGATGTTCTCCGCCGACACATAGGGGTTGTTGACCGGCCCGTAAGCCGCGAGCAGCTTCTCCTGCTGCTGGCCAACCACCTGCATCATCATCATGTCGCGTTCACGCGTGCCGGCGCCGAGCCCGGTGTTCACGGTGACGTCCATGTCCGCATTCCACTGGCGCGGATCGAAGGTTACCCACTGGTTTCTCAGTCTCACCGTGCGCGGTTTGTCCTGATGCTTGATGACCAGCCGCAGAAGGCCTTGAAACACGCGCCTGAGGCCCTGTGCGAACGTGCGGACCATCAATTCGGTCTGGCCGACGCCTGCCGCCTCGATCATCGCCGAGGCCTTGGCGGTCATGTTCTGCAGTGCATCCGGCGCCATGCCCGAGGAAGCGTCGGAAATGCCGGTCCGGTCGGTTGCTTCCTGATCGAGATAGGAGAGCATGCCGAAAGACTGCTCTGCAACGAAAGGCACGGTGTTGTAGCCGATCGCCCCGCGGACATCGATACCCTGATTTACCCGGATCGGCTGCCCGAACTTCGGATTAAGCACCGCTTCCGGGTTGGCAATCGTACCTTCCTGCACGATCGGCTGCTGATTGTTCTGCCAATAGAGGTTGTCCAGCGTCTGGCGCATGAGCACGGTCTTAACGCGCTGGATCTCGGCCATGTCGTCGGTAACCGAGTTGCCCTCACGCTGATGCGGCCGGCGTTCAACGATCAGATCGGCGAAGGGGACTTCATCCCATTCCTCGTCTTCGAGGAGGTTGACCTCCGCCAGGCCGCCGGCAAAGACCATGCGGCGCAGTTCGGCAATGCCGTCGTCATCCGCATCGATCTTCACATAGAGCTCGTAGTAATCGACCTCCTGCAGCGCCTTGACGATCGAATCGTTCTCGTCGAAGGCATCGCGCCTGCGGGTGAATTCCTCTTCCTCCTCCTCGATATCCGAGCCCGAGGCCGGGAAGCTGTCGACCTTCTCTCGATCGTATCCCATCTCGACCAGATCGGAGCGGCGCAGGCGCGTCTTCATGCCCGTTATCGGGCTGTCGTCGATCGAGATTGCATCCGGATGGATCAGGAATTCCTCGAGCGGCACCGCGGCGAGCTTCGTGCACCCGTATTCCGAGACGCGCCGGATCTTCACATTGTAGAGCGCGACCGGCTGCGGTCCCTGCGGCGTGTCTATCTGCTCCTCGTAGGCTTCCTGCTCCAACACCTCAACGTCGTCGTCGGCGACGAGCTGAACCAGCGCCTGTTCATCGAGCCCGGTATGCTTGGAGACCTGAACCTTCCGCTTCTTATCGTACCACCAGCGAATGATGCCGTTGCGGAGCTTCAGCGCGTCGTGCGCGGCGTCCTGGACGGCGTCATAGCCATCGCTCTCGGGGAACACGACGAAGTTGACGTAATCCGTCGCCTGCTCTGCTGCGGCCTCGTCGCCCTCGTTGACCGGCTGGTATTCCACGACCTTGTCGTTACCGAGAATGGTGCGAATGACGGACGGCAGCACCTTCTTGATGGCGGAGCGGACATCGCGGGAGACCACCTTCGACCGATTGGGATCAGCCGGTGTGTCCTTCATGATGCCGTCGTAATACTCCATCGCCTTGATGCGATCGACGGAAAGCTCGTCCCGATAGTTCTCGCAATCCTTGACGAGCTGCGAGACCTGGGCAGCAATTTGCGCGGTGTCCATCGCAGCCATCAAACAACCTTCCGATCCGTGAATTTCCAAGAGCCGCCATTAACCGGCGGCGTGTAGCCATCCGTAAATGTCATGAAGGCGTCAGCGCCATGGCTGTGTTCGTCATGCCGTGGATGGCTACGCCAGACGGCGAGTTTCTCATCCCAATCGCGGCTGTAGTTTTCGAGATGCAGGATGCCGGCCGCGCATGCCGCCTCATCGAACACGCAGCCCGGCAGCTTCATGCGGACGCCGTGGATGGCGTTGACCTTGTCGGGGTTGCGCTGGACCGTCTTAAACATGAAGCCGAGCTCGGCCGACATGGTCTTGATGGTCTCTGCTTGCCCCGAGGTTTTCGTCTGGCGGCGATGGTCGATGTCATGGGGCCCATGGTGCACTCCCCATCTCGCGCCTCTCTGCGCCGCCCATTTGTCGAGCCATGTGAAATAATGGCCCAGCCCCATGCCGCTGTCTTCGAAGTAGCCAACGAAGCGATGCTCGCCGGCAACCTCCTGATGCAGCCAAATCGTCTGCGTGTCGCCGAGCCCGAAGTCCCAGAAAGTGTTGACGACGAGGTTCGGGACGTAGGGGAAGGCCCCGACGCGTCCGCGCTGCCTTAGCGCTCGCATCTCCTTGCCGAAATACGCTCCCTCCTTCGCCGCTTGAAACGCCTCGTCTGGTGTCGAAGGGAATTCCTTCCACATATCGTCGCCCTGCTCGGCTTTCTTGGACACGTACCACCATTTCTGAGGCTCTGAGAGTTGGATGCCGTGCTCGGCTTCCAGCTCGGCGAAGTAAGCCTCGTCCTCGGATGTGAGGAGAACAGGCTGATCAAGCTGGTATGTGGCGTCCTGCCACCATGCGAAGAAGTGGAACCGGTATTCCATGTCACCGGGCTCGCGGCCGCTGTCGAGGATTCGACGAGCAGCTTGCGTCTTTTCATAGAAGTCCCCACCGCGCCCCTCTGCCGTGCTCTCGATAAAGCCAAGCTGCCGGGCCGCCAGGGTGTTCAGCGAGCCGGATTTGATTTCCTTTGCCTTGTCTGGCGCCTTCGCGCAGATCTTCCCGTATTCGGAGATGTGCAGGAAGTTCTTCGTGCCCGATCGCAGCGAGACGCCGACCTCGACGCTTGAGCCGTTGCTGAATTCGATCTCGCCCTTGTTGTCGGCGGATATCTCGACCACTCGCCGGATCTCATCAGGCAACCGCTCGTAGGCGAACTTGATGCGCTTCAGCAGGTTTTCGGCGTTCTTCTTCGTGTCGGCGACAAGGCCGGCCGCGAAGTTGGAATTGAAGATGCAGCAATCAAGCGCCAGGATCAGAATGAACGTGCTGAACCCCATCTGCCGCGCCTTGAGCACGATATTCAGATAATGCAGATCCTCGAGAAGCTTCTCCTGCGCCATGTTCATATTGAACCGCACAACGTTGCCGTGCTTGTCCTCGATGAAATACAGGTTCTGCAGCCGCCAACGCCGATCTGCCCAGAGGTCAACGACCTCATCACTTAGAGCGGGTTCGCCCATCGATCGCCTTCATCAATGCCATGACGCTGTCGCCGGCCTCGACCGTCGTCTTCTGGTCAACGTCGATCCGATCGCCGTATTTCTTCGGCCGCATGCGAGCCGCAACCCATTTGCGCGTCTCGATCTGCAGGCGCCGATGCTCGATCATGTCGCCGGTCGTCTCTTCCAGCTTCCCATCAGCGGTGCGCTTGGTCTTCTTGCCAACCTTCGGGGTGTCGGCGAGCTCGATCATCTCGTCGACAAGCAGGTCAGCCTGCGCCTCGCGCGCACGCGCGTATTGGTCAGCGAACTCGCTGTTTTGAGCCAGCCACTTAAACACCGTGGTTTTGCTCGGCATCGCCTTATGACGGCAGATAGCCCGGAGACTGAGGCCGTTGGATAGACGCTCGCAGATGGCGTCTGCCTTGGCCTGGGTGAATGTTGTTGGCCTGCCCATGTCCGTTGACTTCTAGCTTCCCTGTTGCTGGCTAACACACCTGATTGATTGTTTTTTAAACTTCGATAGCTTGCTCTCGGCGCAACCACTGGCGGCGCAATTACACCGTCGAAATGAAAAGCATGAGGAGCCGACGTTGGTCGACATTGAGAAGTTCAAGGCTGAACTAACCGCCATGAAGGCAGAAAAGGAGACTGCCAGAGTGGATGGAATTCAGCATGCGAAGACGATCCTAGAACCGGTTTTCCAGGTTGCTGCGGCCGCCGAGAACGTATTTCCGGGCAAGATTACCATTCGCGAACCCAGGCCTGAGAGGCTGCCTCAAAAAGAATTGAGTGATTTCAGCCAGTTGTGATTCCGTCGGATTTGCAAAGATTCGATGGAGATCACGATGGCCTGGACTGAAACCACCCGGCGCAATTATGTCCGGCGGACGAGCGGATATGCAAGCGATGTCACGGATCGCGAATGGGATTTTGTTGCACCGTTCATGCCTGCGCCACGGCGTCTGGGTCGTCCGCGCAAGACTGATTTGCGCGATGTTTTAAACGCCCTTCTCTATATCGCTTCGACAGGCTGCCAGTGGCGGATGCTGCCGAAGGACTTTCCGCCCTGTTCGACGGTGCAGCGATATTTCTATGAATGGCGGGCAATGGGTCTTTGGCCACGGATCAACCATCACCTCGTCATGGAGGCGCGGGAACTGGAGGGGAAAGAAGCCTCGCCGACAGCGGGCGCGATCGACAGCCAAAGCGTTAAAACGACGGAAAGCGGCGGTATTCGTGGCTTTGATGCAGGCAAGAAGATTAAGGGCCGCAAGCGCCACATCATTGTCGACACGCTCGGGCTGATGGTCGGCCTCATGGTGCACAGCGCCGATATTCAGGATCGCGACGGCGCTCCCGATCTCCTGAAATCCATCAAAAACCGGTGGCCGTGGTTGCTTCATGTCTTCGCTGATGGCGGCTATGCGGGCGACAAGCTCAAAAAGCGGCTGCAGAAAATCGGGAAATGGACACTCGAAATCATCAAACGTTCCGACAAGGCCAAGGGTTTTGAAATCCTGCCACGCCGCTGGGTCGTCGAGCGGACCTTCGCCTGGCTGGGTCGATGCCGCCGACTGGCCAAGGACTTCGAAAAATCCGTCGCTTCAGCAGAAGCGTGGATCACCATCGCCCACATCCGCATGCTCACCAGACGCCTTGCAAGATATGGATATCGTTGAAACCTTTTCGAGTCCGACTCTGACGGGTACGCCTTCGCGACGACTATCGACGTGGACGGCGTGCGCGTTGAATTCCTCACGCAACCCAGCAGCGGGATGCTCACAATCAAGGGCATGGATAAGGAGTTGGCGCAGGTAATCCCCCCAAGCGAAAAGCCGAGAGGTTTGCCGGCCATGGTGCGGGATCAGATCAGCCCAAGTCGGTCTATTAAACTAGAAGAGCTTGACCACGCAGCGACAGCTTTCGCGGCGTTTGTACGTAACCAACTTGCAGCGGGCGCGAGTTAAAATTCGCGGAGCCTCGCGATACTGCGACCACTCCACTCGCTGGGTGGTCGCCGATTTTTGAAAGGGTACTCTTCAGCGTTCCGGTCATTCTGCCCCCTGCTATTCTGTTTCGCGGTGGATGACGTCAGTGACCTCGATTATGCGATACAAAGCAGGTCTGCCTTCAATGGAGCGTACCTCGACATTTACTTGGAAGACGCACTGCAGAGGATTCTCTTGAAGGTCCAGTACCCGCCTCTTAGCCTCCTCGCTGGAAAACTGAAGCCTCACGGGTTTAGGGTACACGGCTTCGATAATCCCCCGATCGCCGGACTTCGCCGAAGCACTATTTTTCACCTGCTCCAGAATCATAAGTTGATCAGGGAGCACTTGGGTGGACGGCAGCCGCGGTCCGAGGAACCTGTTGACCCCGTTCTGAACTGCGTTCGCCTCCATGCCGTTGATATGAAAATGCTGGTGCACATGAACCACTGCCCCATCCATCACATTCATGTTCAGCTGAGAGCCGAAGTCCTTCGCGACCGGCTCTACAAACTGGGCAATTTGCCTGGCTTGCTTCACCGAAGGCTCGGCAGCTTTCGCACTTTCCCGGCCAAGAAAGTAGTTCACGAGCTCGTTGGTGCTGCTGACGAAGCCTGCGAACACCTCAGCGTGCTCCATAATCCATTGGGCCTGCTCCGCGACTGTGATTAAGTCCGCGATAACACTCCCAGACCTGATCTCTTTGACATAGAGACGGAGGTTGTTGGGATGCGGATCTCCGGTCGTACTATTTGCGAAGTCCTTAAAGGACTCAGCCAAAGCAGTGAAGCTGGTGGTTAAGTCGACAAGCTCTATTGGCTTCGTATTTTTGAATTCTATTCGCAGCACGGAATTATCTTGCATTGCGGCTTCCCCCAGCTTTTCAGCAAAGAGAAGCGTAGCTAATTTTTCTTGCTAAGAGATTAGTCTCCAGCGTGGAGCCTGGTTCTACGTCCGCCTCAAGTCGGGCTTTCCATCAGGAGCCATCCACGCGTGCAAACCCGATGTTATTGATTTGCCCCCGTGTTCTGGCTCGATTTGGGCCATGAGTAAATGGGCTCGATCATGCAAGAATGATGCACTCTTGGCTGTTGTCCCGGCAATTTCTTGCAAGGATTGAACAATCCATCGTTGAACCGTTCGTTTAACCCAAGCTTTTTTTGCAGGGTTCCGGCGGTTCCGATTGCTCAGGTACCGCTCCCATTGCCATCCGCGGGCCTTCACCTCGGCATAGCACAACAGCACCTTGCGCCGTTCCTCGTCGCCGATGTGTTCGATCACCCAGGAAAAAGCTTCCTCCATCGCCGTAATGCGCTCCCGGGTGCAGCGAGCTCTGCGCTCCGTCTCCAATCGCTTTGCCTTTTTCCTCTCGTTCCACCGCTTGCCACCGGTCTCGGTTAGGTCTTCACGCTCGAGCACATAGAGCTCCTGGTCGGTATGGAGATACTCCGGCATGGACGATCCGAAGGCCTTCGGCCCTACCCTCACCGGCAGCGCAATGTCTGTCTCCATAGCCTCAATGAGGCGCTCCAGAACAATGGCTTCTCGCTCAGTAATTTTCATGCAGCTTTGTCCTCGTCGATGATGGCTTGCGCCAGAAGGATGGAGATGGCCGTGGCGGTTTTCGCCATGCGCCCGCTTTCGCCCATAATGAGTCGCTGAGCGCGCTCACGGATGTCGGCCAGATCGACACGTCGAAACGCCTCGATCGCAGCGGAAGGCGTTCCCTGGGCGAAATGCGCGCCGATAAAGCACCATGTCGCCCATACGGTGACGTCATCGAAGCAGGTCGGATTGGATGACTGGATGCAGCGCACCACTAACCCCGCCCGATCTATGTCTTTGCGCATCAGCCGCTTGAGATAGCGGCCGCCGTAAACCGTATTCGCCGGCCGAGGCGTGCGGCTTTCGTGATACGGCCTGATCTTCAAACCGTATCCTTCGCAGAAGCGGTGAAGGTTGATGCCATTCTCCGATCGCTGCACCGCTCACCCCGCCATGATGCCGCGAAACTGTGCGTCCAGGTCTTCGCCCATACTATCTGCGGAGGCTTCAATCGCCTGTTGGCGGCCGATCAAGGAAAGCTCGTCAGCTCGTTCATTGCCGGCGGTGCCATTATGGCCTTTGACCCAGGCGATCGTCACGAGAGCACCGGCACTTTCGAGCGCGGCGTCGATTTCCTTCCACAGCTCTAGGTTCATGACCTTGCTGTTTTCCGGCTTCGCATTGGGACCGCCGCGGCGCCAGCCGTTTGCCTTCCATTTCTTGCGCCAGTCATTGCAGCCGTTCACGACGTACTGGCTATCGCACCAGATGGTGACAGTGGCGCCGTTAGCGGCCGCCCATTCCACCGCGCGAAGCATGCCGGTCAATTCCATCATGTTGTTTGTGGTCTCGACCTCGCCTCCAGCGGCCCAGGTAGTCTCACTGCCGTCCTGGTAGACAGCAAAAGCCCATCCACCTGCGCCGGGGTTGGGATCACAGGCTCCGTCACAAAAGACGTGTGTCCCTTTCGAAAACAGCGCTACATCCAGCGGCTGGTGTTTCTTTGCCGGTCGTCCGGCAGGGCGTTTGAAAAATTTGCGGTAGCTATTCACTGCTGGAGGTCCTTTCGACGACGACGGATCTTGATTGCTAGCTTAAGGATTTCGAGGAGAAGCATTAGGCGGTCCTTCCGTGCGATTTCAGAAATTCAGGCAGCATCCAGTCAGTCCGGCCGCAGGCGTGCATGTCTGCGATGAACTCTGCACTCGTGGGCTCGTTGGTGGTGCGCGGTACCTTCGTATTAATTGAGAACTCGACTTCCTTGCGGAGGTGTTCGGGCCAGAGTTCGTGAACGGGCCGGCCTTCCATAGCCGACTTCACGAAATCATCGACCGGCGGCGCGTGCCGTAGGATTTCCTTCCAGCGCTCAGTGATCGCCTTCGCAGCCTTGCTCCTCGGATGCTGAAGGCTTCGTTCGGTGATTTCCCAACCGAAGATTCGAAAATCGCAAAAATCCAAGTAGAGAAAGGCCTCGGACATGGTCATCATGGGCACTGTCATGCTGCACCTCGGAAATCTGAGCGGACATGCAGCGTCGTTCCATCGAGCGCGAACCAGACTTCGAGCAGACCGTGCCTGATCAATTCCATCGTGCCGTCGAATAGCTGCTGATCTGAGAAGACCTCTCGAGGGGGCTGACTGGGGAGCGAGCGGAACACTGTTGTGAGGAGTTGGCGCCCTTCGGTATGGCCGAGTTCGGCGTACGTCCCGTTTGCCTGCACTTTGGCCCACCGCAGATTATCGCGCGCGGACTGACCTTTTCTGGTTCTACGCTTCATGAATTACCTCCAAAGCCATGGATGGTTGAACGACAAGGCTTCGGAGCTGACCACCAAGTGGCGATCTCTTTCTTCAGTCTCTTTTCTCGGTTTTGTTCTTTTTCTTTTTCTCGTGTCTTCTTCTCTGTCTTAGTCTCTGTCTCTTTATATCCATACGGTCTGGATACGGTATCGATAGGGTATCTGGCGCACATCATTGATACCCTCCATTGCGGAAAGTCGAAGGGCGCCTGGAGAGTGGGTCACTCGCGGCAGCCACTGCGGTTCGCGATTGCCTTGCAGCGTCGGCCAATTCAAAGTCCGCTTCGACCTTCTCCCTCAGATCATCGTTTTCGATCTCAGAGATGAGGCGCATCGTCCCCTGCGCATGTTTGTCGTTCATGGGCGGGCTGTGTTTGAACCAGCGATGGACGTAGATGATCTCGGCGTCAGCATCGAAGCTGACCATGTCTCCGGTCACCAGATGGTCGCGAGCCTGGACATATCGGTTGATGTCCCAGCCGAGATCCGCGCAGGCATAGCCATCAGGAATACGGAAGCAGCCGGCACTGTTCTGGTGCTCGCACGTCAGGAAATAGAGATACAGGAGCTGTGCGTCGCTGCGTTCGAGCTTCCGGAAACGGTTGGAACGCCAGACGTTCGGAGAGACCTTAGTGAAGTCGCGCTTGGTCATTGGGGCGCTTTCTGTCGGCTCTGAAAAGCTTGGCGAACGTGCATCCAAGAAGAGGTGCTTACGGCGCCATCGCTGATCAGTTCCAACTTAGCAACAATGGAAAGCGGTGGCTCAGAAGCCCCGGTTTCATATCGCTGCCACGTTCGAGAAGGGTTCTTTCCTTCAATGCCAAGCATCATCGCGATGCCTGCCATCGAGAGTTTTCGTTGCTGTCTCCAGCGCGAGGGAGTGAGTGTTTGATTTGTCATGGCGAGGGGAATATAGCATTCTGAGCTATATAGATGTCAATGCCGATATAGCATTTTAGGTTATATCATTTTTAACCTGCCTAAGTCATAACGGCTGTATGAAAAAGCTGAAAACCGCACCCACGAACAGAGTGGCCGAGATCCGCAAGCGGATGGGCCTGACGCAATCGCAGCTAGCTGAGAAAGTTGGCGTGCACTGGATTACGATCAGTAAACTGGAACGCGGGCAGATACAGCTAACTGAAGAGTGGCGCGTTCGACTAGGCGAAGCGCTGAGCGTTGATCATGACCTTTTTCTTCCAGCAAACCGCCGACTAACGACTATAGAAGTTGCAGGCGAGATCATGCCTGGCGGCATTGTCCAGATGTACGAGGACGATGATCCGCACACCTTTACGGTACACAATGGGGCCTTCCACGCACTGAACAAGGTCTGGTATTACGTGAACTCGGATGCGCTAGCGCCTATATTCCAGGACGAGGATCTACTTTGCTTTGCGCGCAACGATGACGTCGACCCGATAAAGTATGTCAACCGCTTCTCGATGATCTTGGGTGAGGACGAAACCGGCGCGGACCGACAGGTTTTTGGTTATCCGCACCTAACCTCTAAAGCGGATTACTACACAATTTTGGTGCCTAATGGCCCTCCGGTAATGAACCTCCGAATAGATTTTCTTTTCCCTTTAGTGGCTGTCTTTTATAACCATCCTGACTTAGATGACTATGCCGTAGAGCCGGACTAAGCAAAAAGCGCTATGCCCCTATTGACGCAGATATAGCCTATGATGCTATATAGCTTCATCTAATCCGATGGAGCGAACATGAACGCCATTCTCGGGAGTCAACCGGTCACGATGTCCAGCCGCGAAATCGCGGAGCTGACTGGAAAACGCCACCCAGACGTCAAACGCGATACCGAACGCATGCTGGTCGACCTCGGGGAAGATGTGAGCAACTTTGCGCGCATCTACCTCGACAGCATGAATCGAGAGCAGACCGAGTACCGGCTCGACCGAGAGCTGACTGAAACTCTTTTACTCGGCTACAGCGCGCCCTTACGCCGCAAAGTGATCAAACGCCTTCGGGAGCTCGAGGCTTCGCTGGCGTCTCCTCGCCCCCTCACCACCACCGAAACGCTGATCCAGATGCTCACGCTCCAGGCCGAGGTTGAGCGCCGTCAGGCAGAGCAAGCGAAGGCAATCACCGCGATCGATGCTCGGGTCGAGCGGGTAGAGACCGCGCAGACCATTTTGAGCGCCCGACCTGCCAATTCTGAAAGCATTGTCCATGTCCGGCGGCGTATCTGGCAGCTCTACGGCCTGTCGGACGCAACAGTGGACGCGGTTATGCGCCAATCGCCCTACGCTCCGAAGCCCGCCGGCATGGTCCGGAACGAGCACGCCGAGGCCGACGGTGCGACCTATGCCGTTTACTGGAGGAAAGACGTCACCGCGACGTTCGAACGCTTCGTTGCTGAGTGCCGACACTCCGCCGGTAAACTCTACACCCATCCCTACATCGAAGGCCGGTTCAAGCTGATCAAGCACGAATAGGCGCAGGCTTCCCGCAAAACACCTACCTCAATATTGGAGATTGAAATGCCGAACACATCAGTTCAGGCAGCCGCCGAAGGCTTGCCGATCGCCGAAGCCGCTTACCGTGATCCGCTGCTCCCGCGAGGCCGCGTCTCATGTGACATAGACATGGCCGAGCTTCGCGAGATGGGCATGAAGGAGCTCCGGGACCTGCGAAAAGTTCTTTATACGGTGGCGGAGGTCGTTTCGGGCTTCTGTTGCCAGCCTCGGTTTTTGACCGAAGACGGCAAAAGCTACAACGCCGCGGGGAGTGTCCTCGAGGACATATGCGACTTTCTTGGCAGTTATGAGCAAGCCGCCGTCAATATCTCGGTGGCCGCCAAGCCGGCGACCAGCAGCGAAGTGGAATGGCGTGGCTGGACGATCTTGAGCTTCGAAGCGGACTGCGCCGAAGACCTTGCGCCGTTCGCGGTGAAGGCCGCCGAATTTGTTAGAGATGAAGCCGAGTCCAGATTGCGAGAAGCGCGGCGACCGGCGGTGACGGACCGCGCAACGGAGCGTTCGGTGAAGGAGGCGGCTCAATGAGGCAGGTAACCAGACGTACAATCCTCGGCGCCATGGCAACGGCTGCCGCTCCGATCAAGCTTGCTTCGGCTTCGATGGCTACTCCGTCCACGTTGGACGAGCGCATCACGGCTGCGAAGGAGGAGCTTATCTCCTGCCTGACTGAGCGTTACGGCTCTCCGGAGGTAATCGACTACGGCCGCTTTATCAGCGTCTTCGTGCCGGCGCCGCCGGAGTCGGTGGAGTACTCTGGCCCAGGCTTCTACAAAGTCGAAGGCAAGAGGCCGGACGGCCGCACATGGTGCACGACCCTCTGGCTGGAGCGCGTTCAGTACAAGACGGTGCCTGGCTTTTACTACAGAGCGGAAACCTGGTGGAAAGGGCGGCTGGAATCCACGATCAAGCTGAAACCGAAGGCGATCCGGATCATTCGCAAGGACGACAGTTACGGCGGGCGGCTGTCATGACCGACAATCATCCCCGTTATCCACAGGACAGCCCTTTGATTGCTTTCGTGAGGGCGCTCGCGATTCGGCAGGCTCGGCTTGACGCTCGGCCGCCCCTGCCCGCTAATGAGAACGAAAAAGGCATGGAACCCGCGAGAAAACAATGAAGCGAGCCGCAATCTACGCACGGTACTCCACCGATCTTCAGAATGATCAGTCGGTGGAGGATCAATTCAGATTGTGCAAGGCCCACGCCGAACGGCTGGGCCTTAATGTCGTGGGGGAATTTTCCGACCGTGCCAAGTCAGGCGCATCGATGTTTGGACGGCCTGGTCTCGCGAACCTGATCCAGGCGGCCGACCGCGCAGAGTTCGACGTTCTTGTGTCAGAAGCGCCAGACCGCATTTCCCGCGATATTGCCGACCTCGCCCACATCCACAAGACGCTGAAGTTTCGCGGAATCGAGATGAACTGCGTCAACGGCGGCGCTATGGATACCGTCCAGATCGGCATGTATGGCGTGATCGGGCAGATGCAGCGCGAGGAAGGCGCCAAGAAGGTCAGGCGCGGCATGGTGGGGGTGGTGCGCTCCGGGCGCAATCCTGGTGGCAAGGCGTACGGCTACCGGCCGATATTTGGCCGGAAGGGCGAGCTAGAAATCGTTGAAGACGAGGCCGCGACGGTGCGGAGAATCTACGAACTGTACGCCGGCGGCATGGCACCAAGATCGATCGCCGCCATCCTGAATGAAGAAAACGTGCCTGCACCGCGGGGAGAGCGCTGGAATGCCTCCACGATTAACGGCAGTGGCCAGCGAGGCAACGGCATACTTCGCAATCCGATTTACGCCGGCCGGATTGTTTGGAACCGGATACAGATGGTCAAAGACCCTTCGACGGGACGACGAATCTCTCGAGTAAACCCCGAAAGCGAGCGTGAGGAGGTCGCGGCCCCGCACTTGCAGATCGTGGATAGCGGACTTTTTGATATTGTCCAGCACCGCAAGGAAGCCACGGGTGGCGCTGACCGTGCCAGAGGCCCACGATCTAAGCGGATACTTTCGGGCCTGTTGCGCTGCGGCGCATGTGGCGGAGGAATGGCGCTTGTTGGCCCAGACCGAAGCGGAAATCGCATTCAGTGCAGTACCTTCCGAGAATCCGGGACCTGTAAGAACAGCCGACGCTACTATGTCGAGCGCATCGAAACCGAAGTCGTTGACGGCCTGCGACGTCAATTCGCTGATACAAGCATCATTGAGGCTTATGTCGAGGCTTATCAGGCCGAGCAGAAGCGACTGCGCGGTGATGCGCAAAGAGCACGCGCAAACGCACAACGCGCGCTGCAGGACGCTAAGGACGGCATCACCAAGATCGTTGAGAAAATTTCCAAGGGTCTCATCGAGGACGACGAGGCCGCTGCTCTCCTGGCGCCACTGCGGGCGGAGCGCGACCGGCAGAAAGCTATCCTTGAGACCACCGAAGATCCGCCGAATGTAATCGAGATCCAGCCGAAAGCCGTGAAGCGCTTTCGGGAAAACATCGAGAGCCTGGCTCAGATCGTACGTGAAAAGGGCGGCGAGGCGTCACCCGAAATAGCGGCGCCGTTTCGGCAGCTCGTGGCTGCCGTGGTCATCAATCCAACGGAAAAGGGACAGCCGTACGAAATCAATATCAAAGGCTATCTGTCGAGTCTCATCGACTCCGACTTGTCGGTGATTAAGATGGTAGCGGAGGAGGGATTCGAACCCCCGACACAAGGATTATGATTCCTCTGCTCTAACCTACTGAGCTACTCCGCCGCCGGTGCCGTGAAAGCTTCTGAACGAAGCCCGTCTTGGCTGGTCGGGCGGCTTATAAGGCGCTGTTCCGGCTAGTGTCAAGCAATGTCTTCGGGAAAAAGCGATGTTTTCCCGCCACGCCGGAATCGCCCGCTTTACGCTGCCGCCGGCGCCTGCAAGAGCGCCTTCAGCGCCGCTTCCGCGGCCGGCTCGCGCTCGGACCTGCGGATGAAGCCGCCGCCATAGACGCGCGCATCCTCGCCGGTGCCGGAATAGAGCGCGCAGGCTTGGCCGGGCGCGACACCCGCCTCGCCTTCGACGAGCTCGACATATAGCCCTTCGGCATCGCTCTTGAGGACCGCCGGCGCGGGGCGGCGGGTGGAGCGCACCTTGGCAAAGCATTCGAAGCCCTGCCCGGCTGCCGCTTCCAGTTCCTCGTCACCCAGCCAGTTGACGTCGCGCAGGTAGACGCGGCGCGTCTCCAGCGCCTCCTTCGGGCCGACGATCACGCGGCGCGAGCGGGCGTCGAGGTAGACGACATAGAGCGGCTCGCCGGTCGCGACACCGATGCCGCGGCGCTGACCGATCGTGTAATGCAGGATGCCCTCGTGCGCGCCCAGTACGCGACCGTCGAGATGGACGATTTCGCCGGCAAGCGCCGCGTTCGGCTTCAGCTTCGAGACGATGTCGCTGTATTTGCCCTGGGGCACGAAACAGATGTCCTGGCTGTCGGCCTTCTTGGCGACGACAAGGCCCATCTCCTCGGCGAGCGCCCGGGTCTCGCTCTTCGGAAGACCGCCGAGCGGGAAGCGCAGATAGTCGATCTGCTCCTGCGTTGTCGCAAAGAGGAAATAGCTCTGGTCGCGCTCGGCGTCGGCCGGCCGGTAGAGCGCGCGCTGGCCGGCATAACGCGGCTTCGGGCTCGGCCGCGAACGGATGTAATGGCCGGTGGCGAGCGCATCGGCGCCGAGCTCCTTGGCGGTCGCAAGCAGGTCGGCGAACTTGACCGTCTGGTTGCAGGCCACGCACGGGATCGGCGTCTCGCCGGCGATATAGCTTTCGGCGAAGGGGTTGATCACCGTCTCGCGGAAACGCGCCTCGTAATCGAGGACATAATGCGGAATGCCGATCGTCTCGCAGACGCGGCGGGCGTCGTCGATATCCTGACCGGCGCAGCAGGAGCCGGCCCTGTGCACCGCCGCGCCATGATCGTAAAGCTGCAGCGTGATGCCGAGAACGTCGTAGCCCTCGCGTTTGAGAAGCCCCGCCACGACGGAAGAGTCGACGCCGCCGGACATGGCGACGACGACGCGCGTATCTTCGGGCTTGCGGTCAAAATCGAGACTGTTCAC